TAAATAACACTATAAAGAAAGATGCTAAAGCATCTAAAGAAAATCCGGACGGATTTTCACAAGCCGATTTTTTCAACGAAGAAAAAACAGTAAAAGCGAGCGTTAAATTTGGATTCACGCCGGATGCGTTAGACGTGCGTAAACAAGTAATTGAAAAAGTTGATAACTATTTTGATAAACTTGTATTTCCATTTGAAAGCGAAGATTTTAAACGGAACTTTTATATTTTGATGTGTCAACCGAAATGGAGAACGTCGCAAAAGAGTTTTTCAGCGATACAAGCAAACTTAAATGGTTTGAGTAAATACCCGGAAGAATTTGCGCTGATTCTGATAAAAGAAAGCATTTCAAAAGGTTGGGCGGCGTTAGAATATGATTCAACCCCCGAAAAATACGAAAAATGGGAAAAAATGAAACGTTCCGTAAAGACAGAGCAGCAAAGCAGCAAAGAAATTGCGGATATGATGAAGTATTTAAACAATGATTTTGATTGATATGGGAGCAATTGAAAAAAAAGAAAATACGGCGTTAGAAATATATAATACCAAGCCCGGAACAAAAGCCATTGAAGTACGCCGTAGAATGGTGCAATTGCCGGAGGTTGCCAAAGCATTAAACCCAGTTGAAAAATATGTTTTCGCAGCGTCAACAAAAACACCAATTGCGGAAATTGACGATGCAAAATTAGTTGAAAATCTTTCGTTACTGTTTAAGCGTATAGCAATGGACGTTGGTTATATAATACCACAGAATGAAAATGATTGGAATTATATACAATCCCGGTTGTTGGATATTCTGAAACGTTATTACTCAGATATGACGTTGGCTGATATTAAGATAGCTTTTGAGTTGGCGACGACCGGGGAATTAGACGAATTTTTGCCGAAAGATAAATACGGGAACCCGGACAAAAACCATTATCAACAGTTCAACGCCGATTACTTTGCAAAGATTCTGAAAGCATACAAGCAAAAGCAGACAGATGTAATTGATAAAGCATACAAAGCTATACCGGAAAAAAACAATGAAATTTCGCCGGCGCAAATCTGGAGATTTGAGATACAAAGACAATGGCGGAACCGTTATATTTTCCTTTGCTACAAATACACCGGGAAATTAATATTGGGGCTAACTGATGATATGTTTTTGTATGAATGGTTGCAAAAATGCGGGTTGGCTGATGATGTACAAGTTAAAGAGGACGACCGAAAAGAAGCGTTTGCCCGGTATATGCAGCGTGTAGCCCGTGGAATGATAAACCAATATACAGCGTTTCAAGTTCGCCGAAAAGGAACCGAAAGCCCGGAAATTGATTTTACGGCGTTTGAGGTTGCCCGGAAAAAGGAGATTATAAAAGCATTTGACCGGATGATTGCCGAGGAAATGCAAGTTGATAACTACATGAAGTTTTAAATATGGAACTATTTATTGTTTGCTTTATAATTGGCGTAATAGGTTATTTTACAAAAGCGGGAGGATATAAAGATGAAAATTGAAAAATGTGGAAACATAACATTAATAAACGGGGATTGCATGGAGTTTATGCAATCCCAAAGTGATAAATCTTTTGATTTGGCAATTGTTGACCCGCCATACGGAATTAATTACGCTGCAAAACCTGCAAGGTCAAAGCATGAAAAAAATAATTGGGATAATGATATACCAAATGATATTTATTTTGACGAACTTTTCAGAATTTCTAATAAATGTATAATATGGGGTGGAAATTATTATAAATTGCCTCCATGCCAATGTTTTATATTTTGGTACAAACAAAATCCGGTTCCTAACTTTTCAGATGGTGAGTTTGCGTGGACTAATTTTAATTGTCCTGCAAAATGTTTTGATTATAGATATTTTGGAAATTTACAAGGTAAAAGTTCAGTCAAAGAAAAAAAAATACACCCCACACAAAAACCAATAATATTATATGAATGGCTATTACAAAATTTTGCAGAACCAGGTCAAAGGATATTGGACACGCACGGCGGAAGTATGAGCCATGCAATAGCCGCACATAAATTGGGCTTTGATTTAACTATAATTGAAAAAGACCCGGTTTATTATGAACAAGCAAAGAAAAGATTAATTGAGTTTCAAAGACAGCAAGTTCTATTTTAATTAAGAAAGCAGGAGGTTATATATGGAAAAAAATATAAGAATTTCAGCAGTAGTGGGAATTGACCCGGGAAGCAATGGCGGTATTGTAACATGGCGACCAAATCAAAATATCAAGGCGATACAAATGCCAAAGGATTTAACAGATTTGCGTAATTATTTGGAATATCTGAAAACCATTTGTTCGCCAATTGTCTTTTTGGAAAAATTGAGCGTGCGCCCGGATGATGTAACGCCGGGTGCCGATGGCGTAAATATGGGTAAATTGTACCGAATACAAAAGATGATGGCAAACTTTGAGCAATTGAAAGCAATCATTTCAGTTTGCGACATTCCGTTTGTTATGGTACACCCTATGAAATGGCAAAACGAATTGAAGTTGCGGGCAAAGATAAGCCAGAAAAAGGAGGAAAAGAACGAGCGAAAACGCAGATACAAAGAGATTGCCGGGAATTTGTACCCGGAATTGAAACCGACATTGTGGAACGCCGACGCCACGTTGATAATGCACTTTGGACGATACATTTTGCGCAACAACCCCGGTTGGGTGCGTCAGAATTTACCAAGCAACATGCACGAACGTTTGTTTTAGCCCCGTAGAGCGATTTTAATTTCAAAATAGATAAAATATACATGGAGGAAGAAAAAACCCCGCAAATCGAAAATACGGGAAAAATAACGTTGGAAGAGTTCGCCGAGTTAATTCGACAAATGCGTCATAATCAACGCAGATATTTTGCGCAACGTCGCCCGGAAATATTAGCGACCTGCAAGAAATTAGAAAGTGAAGTTGATGCAATTGTTGCTAAAATAACAGATAAACAAATGAGGCTATTTTGATTTATGCCCGGAATGTATAACGTTCCGGGTTTATTGTTTTTTTTTAAATAAAAAGAAAAAATTTTGGTAGTTAAAATGTTATGCGTATATTTGCAGTGTCAAACAACGAAAGACCCCACAGTCTAACCAAAATGCAAAAAGACTGTTGAAAGATTAAGTTCGTAAGAGTAGAAAGTAAGCAACGGTATCTACAAAGGGTTAAATGATGGTTCGGTAACCGATTAAATGAAGTGATAAAGCCAAAATCTTTCAGAGTACGACAAACACCGACCGGGCGGGTTCCCGGATAAATTATAAAACTATGAAGTTATTAGAGATTCACAAAAACGGTATTAATGCGCATAATAATGAAGTTTCATTTTATGGCATAGATTTTCAAACAAAAACATTGATGTTTGATGGAATAGAAAACGTTGAATGTGCAATAGAAATTGCAAAAGAGTTAGGATATAAGATTTCTGAAATACAAATGATGTTTTGATATGTTTATAGATGAAGTAGGAGCAACCCGGCACGCAATAAGCGACAAAGAGTTGAACGAATTATACAAGCGTTTGGAAAATTTCATTGCTGATTGCACGTTTGAGGAAGCAAAAGAAAACCGGTACGCATTTGTTAAGGTGCAAACAATGATATACCAAAGAATGAGAGAAACAAAAAAATAATATTAACCGCCGGGGGAAACCCCGGCACAAACCGAGAGTAAAAATGATAGTTAAGAAATTAGAATTGGTAAACTTTCAAGTAATTAAGGAGTTTAACGCAGATTTCGACGGTAACGTTTATTTCATTACCGGAGATAATGAGTTGGGAAAATCAACCGTATTAAAAGCAATTGGGGCTTTGTTGACCGGGAACCGTGACGCCGTATTGAAGAACGGAGAAAGCAAAGGTTTTGCAAAAATGATTGTCGGAGACGACGGCGAGGAATACGAGGTTGAATTGAAGTTTACAAAGGCAAACCCACGTGGCACGTTATCAATAAAATCAAAGACAACCGGAATGAAAAGCGATAACGTTTCAATGTTGCAAAAGATTTTCGGTTATACTGATTTTGACGCCGTGGAATTTTCCCGTTGGTCGGAAACCGCCGAGGGACGCAGAAAGCAAATTGAGGTTGTAAAGTCTTTGTTGCCGGAAGAAGTAAGAACAAGGATTGCCGAAATTGATACAACCGTTGCCGGGCTTAAAACAGAACGTACCGGAGTAAACCGAGATTTGAAAACCTACAAATCAATATCAGATGCAGCCGGGCAGGGATTGACAACGCAGGATTTGAAAACGTATGCCAAACCAAAGGACATTACGGAACTGATGAAAGAACAGCAGGAAAACGCAAGGTTGGTTGAGAAAGCAAAGGGCGTGCGTTTACGTATGGAAGAAAGAAAGGGGAGATTGGCAGAGATTCCGGGACGTTTGGCAGCCGCCAAAGATTCATACAATAAAGCAATTGAGGCGGCAAAGAAAGCAATGGAAGAAGCCGAAAAGACGTATAAACAAACCGTTTCGGTCGTTGAAGAAGAAAAGAAAGATTATGAGGAAAAAATAGCAAGTGCCGAAAAATGGTTAACAGATTATGAGGCTTTGAACCCGAATAATTTCGATACAGAAAAACAATTGAAAGAAGCCGAGGAACACAACAAAAAGGCTGCAAAGGTTGCCGATTATCTTTCAAAGAAAAAACAAGCAGACGACAAAAAAGCAGAAGCGGAAAAGATGGATTCAGAAATTGCGGAATTATCCGCCGAGCGTGAAAAACTTATTTCGTCGGCGAAATTACCGATTTCCGGGCTTTCGTTTAGTGATGATGGGTTAGTATTAAATGACGTCCCATTTGTCGCCGGAAAGGTTTCAGATTCGCAGATAATGGAGGTTGCCGCAAAACTGATTATAGCAAGTAACCCAACCGTGAAAGTATTCCGCATTGCGAGGGGCGAAAGTTTGGGCGAAAAGAGATTGCAAGCAATTGTTGATATTGCCAAGAAAAACGGGTTCCAAGGATTCATTGAAGAAGTTAAAAGAGGGCAAGACGATTTGATTATTGAGGAATACACAGAAAGCGAGTAATTAACCGGGGCGTCGGTTCCCCGGCGTCCCTTAAACAAAACAATATGGAAGTTAAAGAAATGACAATTGCGGACGTGTTGAAAACACCCGCTTTTTATAATAATCTGAAAGTGGTTATTTCCGATTTGGAAAACACCCGCAGAAAAGCCGGAATGATGGCGGACGCACCATTGAAGCGGCACTCGATAGACCGTTTGCAGGAACGAGGAGTTTTTGAACCGGGACAAATGACGGTATTGTATGCAAATGCAATGGATAAGAAGTTGCAGGGACATTCAAGCAGCGAAAGAAAGTTTATATTGGAAGTTGGCGGCGAAGCGTTTAATATTACAATGAAACAATTTGTTGACCAAGAAAAGAAAGACAATGAGGAAAAGAGAGATAACAGCAACGGGAATGATTAATAATAACGGCGGTTTACAAATGTACATGGGGGAATTAAATCAATTCTTTGCAATGCACAAAGGAAGCCGAATAATTGCACGTTTTACCGTTGCGTCTCCCGGTTCGTCGGAGGCTTTGAAAGGGTATTATTTCAATTATGTTGTTCCAACGTTCCGGTCGGGTATATGGGAAGCCGGGGAGCGTCTGACAGAGGAACAAACCGAACGCCGATTGCGTGAGTTGTCCCCGGTTATGTATGAGCAAACGCCGGATATTAACACCGGAAAGTATGAAACCCGATTGCGGACAATTGCAGAGTTGAGCAATGCGGAATTAATAGAACATATCGAATTTTTAAAACAACTTGCAAGTGAAGAATATTATATATATATAGCAGACCCAAATGAAATTTGATTATGAAAAAAGTAACATTGAAAGACAGCAAAGGAAATGAGAAAAACGACATTATGAAAGATGTTTTGACGTTCGATTGTGAAACAACCGGGTTGTTCCCAAAGAGCGCAAAATGGGACGTTGATTTTGCGGAATTTCCAAATATTGTGCAATTGGCATGGGCGGTAAACGAAAAGGAACGTTCCTACATTATTAAGCCGGAGGGATGGGAAATACCGGAAGCGTCAACAGAAGTTCACGGAATTACAGCAGAGAGAGCAAACGCCGATGGCGTCCCATTTGCTGATATTATAGGCGAATTTTTGGAGGATTGCGAAAAAGCCCGTTTGTTGGTAGGACACAACATTTACTTTGATACGTCAATTGTAAAAGCAATGATATTGCGCATTATGGGTCGTGAATATTACGACGCAAAAGCGGAGGACGCATTGTTTAAGGACAAACGAATTGATACGATGATGAAAACAATTAAATTTGTTGGCGCATTGTATGCAGACGGACGTCCGGGCAAATATCCGAAATTGGAGGAACTTTACAACAAGTGTTTCCCCGGCGAAACATTCCCGGCGCATGATGCGTTGGAGGACGTGAAAGCCTGCAAACGTTGTATTCCGGTTTTGGTGGAAAATGGTATTATAGAACTGAAACCAAAAGAATATCCGGCGGAACAATTGAAGTTTAACCCGGAACCGGAACCCGCAAAGGCCAAAAAGGTAAAAAGGGAAGTTTTAGTTCACGACCCGAAACCGATATTTGCACCGGATGCAGAGCCGGAAAACAAGGTTGCAAAATTGTTAAATGAAACAGACTTTTAAATTATGAACGAAAAAAAAATGTGCATTGATTGCGTGGATTATCCGGTATGTTGTTTGTCCGGTCGTTGTGCTGATGATGAACCGTGCGAGTATTTCCAAGAAGAAACCGACCCGGAGGAACCGGGAAACAATAAAGATTAAAAATTATGAGCGAAAAAAAACAAAATGTTATGCCGATTCCTACAAAGGAAAAGTTTTCATTATCGAAAGTAAAGTTATTGAAAGATGGCGGGTTAGACGTACATTATGAAGTAACGGAAGTTGTCGGAAATGAGAGTTACACGAACAAATACCATGTATTGAGCGCAAAAGACATACACCCGGATTTGCGTCATTTGTTTAATGATTTGCGCCCGATTATGGGACGTGTATTCAACATAACGTCATTTAAAACCATGATGGCAACGCCGGAGTTTAAAGCAACAAAGAAACAAACAGATATTGCGGAAAGTTTTGCCGAGGAATGTTTGGACAATATAGAGGTTAGGGGCGTTTCTTTATCGGGGCAAGATGATAACGTAGGCGTCGTTTTAACCGGATTGTTTACCGTATCAAACAATCAGAAAACAGCAATCAACACCCCACGAATGAAATACAACGTTGAAACGTTCGGTTTTGAGGAAGAGTTGGAAAACATTGTTTGCGATATTGAAAACGAGGTTTACGAATTTCTGTTTGAGGGCAAAAAGGCGCAAATGGATTTGTTCGGGGCTGATGGGGAACCCAACCCGTTAGTTTATGTAAATGATGCAGACAACGAAAATGAAAATGATATGTTCCCGGAAATGGCAGACCCGGCGGACGATATAGACAATATGTAATGGAGCCAATATTGTTGACCGAGCGTTGCGAATATGAATATTGCGTTGCACGTGGTTACGAACCGTTATTGGATATTCGTAATTTTCGGTTAGATATACGGTTGCGTGTTGAGTTACAACGGGAAGTGTTCGGGAATTGCGTTTTAGGACGTGGCGACATTCCCGTTGCCAACCAACGGTTTTTCCGGTGGGTTTGGGAGCATAAGCCGCACAGATGCGAAGAATGTTTAAAGCCGTTACGGAATTATTCCGCCGTTTATTGTTCGCATATATTGACCCGTGGAGCGTTTCCCGAAATGGCGCATGATGCAAGAAATATAAATATACTATGTTTTGAACATCATTCATGTTGGGAGAATGGGGATAAAACGAAAATGCGTATATATCCGGGCAACGTCCGGATTATTGAATTGCTTAAAAACGAATACAGAAGTTTGAAAATATGAGGACGAAAAAAAGAACACCCGATTACGGGGCAATTTCCCGCCGTTCAATCCAAAATGATTTTAAAAGGGTACAAAGGTACCCGGAAAGGGAGAAACGCCCGCAAATCGAAAATCCGCCCGAAATAAATGCAGAAAGACGGGTTTTGTTTGTTAGTGAAAATTCAGCATATTACCGATACCGTTCTTTTTTCGTCGGTAAATTGGTAAGACTAATAAAACAATCAAACGTCGGCGGTTGGATAGTTGGATTTGTTTACGACGACGACCGGAAAGCGATAAATCATGCCGCCGGATGGTCGGATATGAAAAAAGAATATTTGTTGGATGGCGTAAAATTTAAGTAGATGAAAATCAAAAAACAAACCGGATATAAAATCGTATTTTATACGTTCGTGGCGTTAACGGTTGCGTCATACATTTGGACGTTATGGAGTATTGGAAGTTGGATTTTTAAAGCTATATTTCTATGAGTGTAAACAAAGTTATTTTAATGGGTAACGTCGGAAAAGACCCGGAGTATAAAGATTTCGACAACGACGGTTCGGTTGCGAAATTCACGTTGGCGACAACTGACAGAGCATTTACAACGGCAAATGGTACAGAAGTACCGGAGCGCACCGAATGGCACAATATTGTTTTGCAAAATGGATTGGCAAAGATAGCAAAAGAGTATGTAAAAAAGGGCAATAAACTTTATATTGAGGGGAAAATAAGAACCCGCAGTTATGAGGACAACAACGGCGTAAAAAGATACGTTACGGAAGTTTACGGGTATAATATGGAGATGTTGTCGCCAAAGAAAGACGGACAAACAACGCAGCAGGGAGGTGCACCAACACCGCCGCCGCCAATTCCCGACCAAGACGAAGATGATTTGCCATTTTGAGAATGAGGAACGAAATTAAAATTCAAATCCCGGAGGGTTCCCGGCTGATTGGGTCACGGAAAAAGGGGCGAACGGTTATTGTTTCTTTTGAATACAATAAGGAGGACGCAGCCGTTCCGGAGCCGGAACCGATACGACCAATTGGTTTTGCCCATTACAAGGAACCCGCCGGGAAAGATAAAAAATAAAGTTATGCAGTTTAATAGCAAAGAATATGACCCCGAAAAACACGACCGTTGGCGTGCGTTGACCGTCAAACAGCCATACGCAAATGATTTGGTAACGGCGGCATACAAAGACGAAAACGGCGTTGTTTACGGGCGAAAATCAATTGAAGTTAGAAGCAAAAAAACGTCATACCGTGGCGACGTTCTTATTTGTTCGTCGGCAAAACCGGTTTATCCCGGAATGGAAAGCGGCGTTACTTTGGGATTGGTTGAGTTGTACGACGTGAAGCCGATAAAAGATTTTACCCCGGAGGATTGGGAAAACACCCGAATACCAAAAGAAAAGCGGGAAAAGATAACAAAGGGTTTCGGTTGGCTGATGCGCAACCCAAGACGTGTTGTTGAAATGCCAATTAAGGGGCAATTGGGTATCTATAATCTCGTATATACCAAGGGCGAAATAATACAATACCCCCGGAAAATGGTAATTGACAAAAAGAGTTGGGAACAGATAAAAAAACAGATAGAGAAATGAAAACAATCGGATTCCATATTGGACGTATCGGGTTTTATTTGTATCTGCAAAGTTTGTGGAAGTATAAGCAATTTTATTTGACGCCCGGAGTTATGGTTGAGGGCGTAAAAGGACATGACGTTTATTTAGATATTGAAATTAAATTGCTTTGTTTTTCCGTTGGTTTCCGGCTGATATGGATAAAAACCAAAAGAAATTATTAACTTTGTAATGTAAAATACTAAAAACGTGAGCGATGAAAGAGATAACAAAAATATTGCCATTAAATGAGGCGGCAAAGTTTCAAAAATCCGCAGACAAATATGATTGCACAATTACGGAATTGGCGGTAATGGGAGCAGGGAAAGCAAGAATTTCAATTTCCGGAACAGAGGAAAATTTGGATTTGTTGGTTAGTTCGATAGAAAATGAGAATAAAGAAACCACATCCGTTTGAACCCGGGCGTGAATATAACCCCGGCGAACGTGCAGTTTACCGGGGTATGGTAATAATTGCGGAAAGATGGGTTAAACCGTCTGATAAACTGATTGAAAATGTTGGCAAATATGTATGTTTGAGTAGATGCGCGTGTTGCGTTATCCATAAAGACGATTGCCCGGCGGTTGGGCTTAAATGCCACAGAACAAGCCGTAGCGATAACAAAGTAATATATTTCAGAAAATTATATAACATAACAGAAAAAAAGCGATGAAAAAGATATTTCAATTAATAGTATCAATCCCGCACGATAAATTATTGCATATTATAGCGGGAATGATTGTTGTAATGTTGGTTTTGCGTTTGGTTTCATTTATCGGGATTCCGGGAATGATTGCACGTATTATCGCATTGATAGCAGTAATTTTAACCGGGGTATTGCGTGAGGTTTACAACAAAAAACACGGAGGCGTATTTGATAAAAAAGATTTTTACGCCACAATTTCCGGAGGACTGATTGTTTTATTATTAACCGTTTATTAATTGGATATGGAAAAAAGAAGTTTTATTCCGTTTGATGCGGAAACGTTTTTGATGATTGAAGATGTAATGGGAACAGAACCGGAAGTTACAGAGAAAGAAAATTACTTTGAACTTAAAATGTACGCCCCGGACAAAGAGGAAAGAATAATTGAAGCCGTAATATATGCAGTTCAAGGCAGATACGGGAAAAGAATAAAAGACGTAAGGACGATTAAAGAACAAAACCTTTTGCGTGGTGCAATATTCTTTGTTGAATACGAAAAAGGGGCGGGAAATTTGCCAAATGAGTTGCGCACAAATTTAGGTATGCCGGACGAAACCGCCGGGGATATTTATTGCCGCCGATTGTTAGAAATTCGTGCATTACCCGTAAAGCGTGATAATTTGGAAAAATTGCTGATGTTTACCGGAGGCGGAACAATGCAGATTCCGAGAACGCCCGGCGGTTTGGCGGTTTATTCATTCCCGACCGAAAACGGCGTAATGTTGGACGTACCGGAGGGAAATTTTATTGTATTGACACCGGACGGAAAATTTGGCAAAATGGATATGCAAACGTTTATGGCTAATTTTGAAGAAAAAGACGCCAATACCGCCGGATTGACCTTTGACGAAAAGAGATTGTTTGAAAAGATGAATAAACTTTTCGGCAAAAACTTTCAAATGAGATTTTTAAAACTTACAGAGGAATACTCCGAATTGTTTGTTGTTGCTGATGATATGTTGGTAAATGGAATAACACCGGAAAACTCGTCGGAAATTATAGACGAGTTAGCAGATTTGAACGCCGTATTGTTCCATATTGCAGCATTGTTTGGATTTTCCCAAAAAAAATTGCAGGAAATGGCATATACTAAAATTGCAGGACGTGAGAAAAACCCGGAATTTATGCGCAAACACCCACACAACAAACCGGAAAGCCCGGTTTGCGGTAATATGCAGCAGGAAACCGCCGAACAATACAAACATTTTGATAACCGTTTTAACAAAAGACTATGACAAACGAAGAAAAAGAAGAATTAAGAAAAAAAGCGTTGTTCCTTACAAATACGGCGTATCTTTTGGCGGACATGGCACATACATGCGTTTTTTACGCTGATGATAAATTAAACCATTTAGGCAAATGCTTTGAAAAGGGCGAAAAAATGAGATTCAAAAAAGCCGCAAAGTTGACAAAAGAAGCATTTAAAGCCGTCAAGGAAATAACGGAACCATTGTATAATATTACCGACGTTGATAATGCGTGTATTGATAGCGATTATCTTTTGGAAGTTATTCAGTTGGTAATAAACAGAACCGACGAAACCGAGGAAAGCAAAACGGCGATGTTGGAATACATAAAGAAGTTACCACAAATTGAACATGTAGAAGTTTAAGCGTATGAAAAAAGATTTTAAACAAGAACTAACCGAACTTATTAATAAGCACGGTTTAGAAAAGGAAATGAGAGATACCCCGGAATTATAACCGGGGCTTTGCCGTTTAGGTACAGAAACGAAAGAAAGCCAAAATTAGCCCCGTAGGGCGACGAAAATACAAAAGACAATAAAAGTATCAAGGAACAAACGAAACCCGCTTAAAACGAAAATTCCCCGAAAACAACAAGCAAAGGGAAAGCGACGTTTGAGAGGAAAGCAAAGTAAATGACTTTGCTGTTATAAAAAGGTTGAAAAATGGAAGCAAGTAAAAGACAAAGGGGCGGACGCCCAAAGTTGTGCAAGCGAACGAAAGACCAAAGGGAGTTTGATTTGGCTTTTTGTTCAAATCTGTTTTTACGTGGTTACACGTATAGGGAGATTTCGGAAAGACTGAATGAGGAAAACGCCCGGCGTGGCGTCGGTTATACCATAACAAAACAAATGGTATATTGGGATATGCAACAATTGCTAATTGAGTGGAAACGTGAACGTATGGAAAATATAGACGATTACGTTACGCAGGAATTGCGAAAGTTGGATAAAATGGAGGTTGAATTGTGGGAGGCGTGGGAACGTTCCAAGACCGGGAAAACGAGAGAGAAAAACAGACAGAACGCAAAGCCTCGTAAAGTTTTGGAGGATGGCGATAACCCGGAATATTACGGGTATGAGGAAACCACAACGGAAACGTCCGCCGGGAACCCCCGGTTTTTGGATTTGCTTTTGAATGTGCAGCAACGCCGGGCGAAGATGTTGGGATTTGATGCACCAATTAAAGTTGAGATTCCGGGAATAGAAAAAAGCATAAACGGCGATGCACCGCAATACGATGTATCAGCAATCCCGGAGGATTTATTGTTTGCGGTTGCTGATAAACTACAAACAGCAGAATATAAAAAACAATTAGCAGAGAAAGGAGTAATTGACGATGGCACGAACAACAAAGAATAATATCAAGAAAAAAGACGAACCGAAACCCGTACACACGTGCGGCGAATGTGGTTGGGGTAAATTCTATTATGAACATTCAAATTTGGATATGGCCGGGAACCCAATTTGTTTAAAATGCCCGTTTGTCGAAAATCGCAGTATAATACGTTCGGGAAAAGCGTGCGACAAATGGAAAATGAAACATTAAATTGGTTTTTTTTTAAGATTTCCGGTTTTTAAGTCAGAAAAAAATACGGGGTAAGACAAAAATATATGGTATATTTTTAAGAATTAAACAAAATGGATAAAGAACAATTACTTAAAATGTACGCCGCACTAAAAAACAATCCCGGGGAATTAGTAAAAGCGGCGTCACGCAATAGGCTGATAAACTTTGCCCGGTATATGCAACCGGATTTAGCATTGGAACCGTTTCACGTCGTTTATTATACGTTGTTGGATAAATTCGCCCACGGCGAAATAAAGAAAATGATTGTGCAAATGCCCCCTCAACATGGAAAAAGCGAGGGTTCAAGCCGAAAGTTACCCGCTTTTATGTTGGGTTTAGACCCGGACAAAAAGATTTGTATCGGTTCCTATGCGGCAACGATTGCGAGAGATTTTAACCGTGATGTTCAAAGAATAATTGATACGCCAAGTTACCGGGAATTGTTCCCGGAAACGTATTTGAACGGTTCCAACGTCGTAACAATGGCTAATACGTATTTACGAAATTCTGACGTCATAGAAATGGTTGGGCATAAGGGTTTGTTGCGTGTTGTCGGTCGTGGCGGTTCTTTGACGTCAAAAACGGTTGATGTATCTATTTTGGACGACGTTTACAAAGATTATGCCGAGGGCAACAGCCCGATTGTACGTAATGCGGCGTGGAAATGGTACACGACCGTTGTACGTACCCGTTTGCATAATGATTCCCAAGAATTAATTGTGTTTACCCGTTGGCATGATGATGATTTGATTGGACGTATTGAAAAAAGCGGGGAAACCGTAATTGAGATTAAAAGTTGGGACGATGTAAAGAACATTCCGGCGGGCGCATGGGTACGCATTAACTTTGAGGGATTGAAAACCGGGGAGCCAACAGAGATTGACCCACGGGAACCGGGGGCGGCGTTATGGGATAGACGACACAGCCGGGCAAAATTGGAGGGACAAAGAGCGTTAGACCCCGTACAATTTCAATGTTTGTATCAAGGCAACCCCGGAAACGCAGAGGGTAAATTGTACCGGAACCCGTTCCGAACATACGTTGACAAATCCGAATGGGGGACGTATGTACGTAGTGGCAATTACACAGACGTTGCCGACGAGGGCGACGACTTTACATTTTCGGCATGTTATGACGTTTACAAATCCGGTAATGAGGCATGGAACGAGCAAAAGAAACGGTTTGAACCGATTCTGTATGCGCTAATTACTGACATGGTATTTACGCAGGAAAACACGGAAATAACAGCCGTTACCGTCCCGGAAATGATAAACAGATGCGGAACGCAAAAAGCATGGATTGAAAGTAACAACGGCGGTTCCGGATTTGAAAAGGTTATAAGAAAAAAACTAAAAGCAGTAACAGAACCATTTTATCAAGGGGCAAACAAGGAAAGCCGAATTATAACAAATTCAGCGATGGTAAATGCACAAATAATAATGCCGATTGGATGGGAACAGCGTTTTCCAAAGATATATGAGCATTTAACCGGATTTTTGAGGGATTTCCCGGCAAATGCCCATGACGACCCGGAGGACGGATTGACCGGAATATACGAAAAAGAGTTGGCGGACGGCGATACACGACCATACAGCCAAGCAACAAGGGGCGTTAAACGTCGTAACTAACAATTTATTCCATATACGCAAGAGCTTAACGGAAAAATATTATAACTTTGCAAAAGATAAATGGGGTAAAGAGTTAGCCCCGGAGATAGTAAAACGAGTTTTAAATATTAAAATTTTAGGATTATGATTTGTAAGTGTCCGGCGGGTACGGCTTTGCCCGATATTCCCGTAAGTAATTGCCCGGAAAGTTTTGGGCAGATTCAGAAAGTAGCATTTCAAAGATTGTACAAAAGCACCGGAGAAAAAAATTCATTTAAAACCGATGCAGGTATTGAAAAAAAAGCGTCGTGGACGCCGTTGTTGTCGGCTGACGATGATACAAAGATTGTTATTTCCCCATACATTCAAGCCCCGACAGCAGAAGCAGGCGCAGCAAGAACGTTTGGAGGTGGTAACGAAACATTGGGAGGCGTTGAGGAAATTGTGGGACGTGAGCCAACGCCATTTACCGGGGTTATGCGAAAGTTGCCACAGAAAATTATCAAGGCTTTGAAAGAATTGCAGTGCGAAAGTTGGGGCGACAATTTGGGCGTTTATCTGTTTGACGAAAACGGCGTAATTGGAGCAATTCAAGACGCAAAAACAGCAACAACCCATTATCCGATTCCAATACGTTCTTTGTTTATCGGCGATAAAACATTGGGCGGATATGAGGCACCGGATAGCAACAACATTCAATGGGTATTTTTGCCGAATTGGTCGGATGATTTGGCAATTATTGTTCCGGAGGATTTCAACCCGCTAACAGATTTAAAAGCGGCACCATAGCAATAAGGGGGTTGGTTATGGGAAAGACAACAAAAGTTTTATTGGTTTGTCCCCAACACAATATGAAACGAGAATTTGAGATAACGCACGCCGAACGTTTGTTGATGATGGGAAATAACGGCGGATGGCAGTTGCCGGAAAACTCAAATTTTGAATTTAGCAAAGATTATGGGATTAGGTATAAACGACATAAAAAAACAGATTACGGAGCAAAAGAAAGGGGCGACGATTAACCGTGCGATTGTACACCAACAGCGCATTAAGTTTCACGCCGAAACCTTTGTTGCGCCGTATATCAGTCAACCGTTAACGGATTTTCTGAATTTCGTTTCAAACCTTATACCCGACGATAAGTTTAAAATTTTCAAAACTCTTTTCCGTTACCCCGTTAAGACCAACGAGGTAACGGGAATTTGCTTTGATAAGTTGAGCCGAATTTTTGACGGTCGTAACCCGGCGTTCAATTATCAGTTTATGGAGAGCGGACAAAGGAACGATTGGGAGTATTATAGACAGAACGTTTTAAGGGAGCCGGAAATTTGGAGTTCTAAAGGGTGGGAATATTTCAAAACCGAAATTAACAGCGTTCTAATTGTGGATTTGCCAACGGAGCAAGACGCCGCCGATAAATACCCCCGTCCGTATTTCTATTGGTTGCCAATTGAGCAGGTAATAACGTTTGATGCAGACCCGGTAACGGGCGTTATGCGATGGATAATTTTCAAGCAGGACGACAAACGTATTGCAGTAATTGACGATGAGAGATACCGGGTATTTACGGAGAAAGACGGGAATATTGGCGATTTGCTGATTGACAGCCCCCACGATTTAGGTTATACCCCCGCCCGTTTCTTTTGGAATGAGGCAATAAGTTTGAGGGAACCCGATGTTAAGGCGTCGCCATTGACCGAGCAGTTGGAAAGCATGGATTGGTATCTGTTTTATCATATATCAAAACGGCATTTGGATATGTACGGTTCATATCCTATTTATTCCGGCTATGAACAAAGTTGCGATTTCAGCAACGCAGAAAATGGCGATTATTGCGACGGCGGGTTTTTGAAAGACAAACAAGGACGTTACAAGTTAGACCAAGCCGGGATATTAGAGCGTTGCCCGAAATGTGGCGACAAACGAATTGCCGGGGTTGGTTCTTTTGTTGAAATACCCGTTCCCGATGGCGACAAACAACCGGATTTGCGCAACCCGGTTCAGATGTTGACCGTTGACCGTAATAGTTTGGATTATAATGTTGCCGAGGAAGAGCGATTGCGCAACAATATTATCACGTCTATTGTCGGAACGAATGAGGAAATAACAACACGGGACGCATTGAACGAACAACAGATAAAAGCAAATTTTGAGAGCCAAAGCACAATTTTAAACCGGGTAAAGAAAGGATTTGAGGCGGCGCAACAATTCGTTGATGAAACGGTTTGCCGATTGAGGTACGGCAATTTGTTTGTTTCTGCAAAAATCAATTTAGGCACGGAATTTTATATTTACGATGCAATGGAGTTGCGGGAACGTTACAAGTTAGCAAAGGAAGCCGGAGCAAGTGAGGCAGAATTGGACGCAATGCAAAACCAAATTATCGAAACGGAGTACCGGAACGACTCGACCCAATTACAACGTATGTTAGTGTTGGCAGAATTGGAGCCGTACCGACATTTAACCCGTGCCGAGGTATTAAATTTATATGGGCAACAGATAATTAGCGAACCGGAATTGCGTGTAAAACTGAATTTTGCTAATTTTGTTCGCAGATTTGAGCGAGAAAATACAAATATTTTGGAATTTGGAACGCAAATACCATTTTCCGAGAAAATAAAAGTAATAACTAATAAATTTTACGAGTATGCAAATGAAAAAAACGTTTAACAACGAAGTTTGGCAGGACGTACAAGGATTTGAAAGCATATATCAAGTTAGCACAATGGGGCGTGTCCGTAGTCTAAAGAAAGGGATAATTAAAATATTAACCCCGTGTATTAATAATATGGGCTATTTGATTTTAACCTTTTACGCAAATGACAAACAAAAAACATTTCATGTGCATAAATTAGTGGCTAATACATTTATTCCCCGAATAGAGGGAAAAACATACATTGACCACATAAATGGCGTAAAGACAGATAATAGAGTTGATAATTTGCGTTGGTGTACTGCAAAAGAAAATGCAAACTTTGAATTGTCTATTGAAAACAGAAAAAAGGCAATGCGTAAAGTATGCGGAAAATCAGTAAATCAATATGATTTGGATGGTAATTTTATAGCTACATATGCAACATTGAAAGATGCGGAAAATATAACAGGAATTTATTACCAAAACATTCGTGCGTGTTGTATAGGAAAATATAAAAGAGCCGGGAAATATACTTGGAAGTTTAATAATTAAAGAACAAAATTATGAGAGTAAAAGCAGAAACAGAGGGTAAAACAAAAGACGTCAATATTTTAGACGTTACCCCGGAAAATTTTATTGTACCAAAGGGCGAGGAAGATTGTTATCATTGCCGAATTGAGGTTAAGAAATTCAACCAAGACACGGGCGAAAGAATTTCAAAACCACGTATGCAGGTTTTCGGCAAAAAGTTCTTTGAATCTTTTGGGTTGCACAATTTGAGAAAGCAGGGTTTTACCGTTGATGTAATGCACGACCCGAACAAATGGTTGCAGGAAAACGAGGCTAAATTGGAGGCAGAAAAACAGAAGAAAGCCGAAGCCGGTGCAAAAGCCAAAGCAGAGGCAGCAGAGGCAGAGAAAAAAGCAATGAAAGAAGCTATGAAAGCCGAAATTCTTGCAGCACTGAAAGCCGAGGGATTGTTGGCAACGGCGGCAAAGCTGGAAAGAAAATCAAAGGAAACACCGGAAGCAAAGCAGGATGCGCCGGAAACAAACAAATAAGTTAAACCAAAAAATTATAAAGATATGGCACAGATTGCACAGCAAGACAATTTGATTGTTACAAGTACGAAACCAATTGCGACGATAGACGAAGCCGCAAAAAAGAAATTGAAAGAATGTATTGAAGCCGGAACGATTAACGATGTAATTGTAGTAACACCGGAAACGGCAAAAGTAACAAACAAATCAAAGGTATTGGCATGGTCGAAAGACGTAACAGCATCGCAGGCACCAACATATAAGGTTGCGTTGGTAGATTGCAATACCGGAGCGTTGAGCGTATTTAGTTTGAGTTAATAATAAAAGGGTAATATTATGGCATTAACAAGAGAAATTTTGGTAGCGAATGCGGCTTTGTCCGGTTTGACTGACGAACAGATTAACGCAATTACAACGTTGTCACAGAATGACGAAAATAGTGTAATAGCAAAGAAAACCGGGGAAATTTACGGCAATTTGGATGCGGATATTTTGACAGCGTCCGGAGTTGAGAAAAACGGAACTGAAAAAACATACGATTACGCAAAACGTGTGTTGGGAGATTTTAAGACAAAAGCGGAAAGCGTTACCGGGTTGGAATCACAGATTGCAACATTGACAAAAGAGAAAACCCGTTTGGAAAAAGTAATTGCCGACGGTGGAGCAGATGCAGAAACCGCAAAGCAATTAAAGCAGGCAAAAGCAGATTTGGCAAACGTTACAACTCAATATACAGAGTTGAACAAAAAGTTTGAGGCAGAAAAAGAAAACCACGCCAAAGAGTTGTTCGGCATTAAGATAGACAACGAATTGCAAACAGCGTCCGCAGGGCTTAAATTTAAGGCAGGTTTGCCGGAAAGTGTAACAAAGGTTATTTTGCAGCAGGCTAACGATAAAATCAAGGGAATGAACCCGGAATATATCGACGATGGCAAAGGCGGCAAAATTTTGGCGTTTAAGGACGAAACCGGGGCGATTATGAGAAACCCGAACAATCAGTTAAACCCATTTACGCCGGGCGAGTTGTTAACCCGTGAATTGGACGCAATGGGAATAATTGACAAAGGACGCCAACAGTCGGGAGGCGGAACAATCCCGCCGGGAGGTAGAGGCGCAGGCGGTAGCGTAGTAATTGACGTTGCAGGATGCAAAACACGTGTTGAAGCATACGACGCAATTAGTAACAATCTGATGGCGCAGGGAATGACCGCAGGTTCCAAAGGGTTTGAGGATGCAATGGCGCAAGCATGGAAAGACAACAATATTGCAGCATTGCCGGAGAGATAAAACAACCACGGGTAAAGGGTAAACCCGCATTAATAACAATTTAAAATAAAACATTATGAGTTTAATTGCAACAAGATTACAGAATTGGCGAGTTCAGAACCCGGAATTTGACCGCAATATGACCCGCCCGTGTGAGTATGGCGCATTGGATTTCTTTATTGAGCAAACCAACGCCGCAAATTCCATTATTAACCCAAAGTTGAGGGAAAGGGCGTTTGCCTCAATGGGTAATACCGTGCAAATCCCGGTTATCAATTACGATGGCGATGTTACCGTTGGCAACGTCCGTTCATGTGTAATTGAGGACGACGAAAATACGTCCGCACTTTATACCGTTGTGTGGGCAACATACACAATCGGTTTTACTATGGTCCCGGCGGCTTATACGAACAATGAAATTTCGTATGAACACGACTTTTACCGTAAAATGGAAAAATATACACGTGCGTTGGCTGATGCGTTAGACAAAGGCGCAATTGCAGCGTTGGAAGCACAGAAAACGCAGGTATTGAAAGACAAATTGAATTATGACTTTTCCGGTAACGTTATCAAGGTTAAAAAGGAAATGGCAACCGAAATTTTGGGCGACATTGACCCAATTATGAGAGCCAATTGTTACCCACGTATGCCGCATATCGTTTGCAACGCCGGAATCGAAAGTTTGGTTCGCAAGTTGGCGCAGCATGGAGCGACAAACGACGTAAACAAACAGTTGGAATACGCCGGAAAGAAATTCCATTACACAAACAACGTGACAAACGAAGTAAGCCAAAATGGAACATTCTTTGCTGTTGAAGATGGTAACGTTGGCGTGTTAACCCGTGTTGACCGTGAAGCATTGCGCCGTACACGTGCCAATTTCCATGAATGGGATGTTGTACGTTTGCCGATGATTGATTTGCCAGTTGGTTCACATTACTATACTTCGGTTGGCGACCAAAGTGCAACAGTAGGAGCAGCAACAGAGGATTTGACTTGCGCCGTTAAGGAGTATTTCGGATTTAGTGTTGATGTTGCCTTTTTGGTTGCTTATAACAATGACCCAACAAAGGTTGCAAATCCGATTATCAAAGCGCAGATTGCAGCACGTGACCAAAACGAACCTTTGGGTATGCCTGTATATGTTACCAACGCCGCAGCATTTCCCGCCGGAGGTGCGAGCGCATAACGCCGGAGCATAACGAATTGTTAAACCGAGGGGACGGGGTTTTCCCCCGTCCCTTTTTTTATTTGCATTATGTATCGAATAAAAGACATACAAGCAGCATTATTGAACGTCGTAGGTTGGGACCAATCATACAACCCGAAAACATTCATTGATGAACATTTGACACAGACCGAAAGCGGGTTGTACTTTCAAGGTGCGCACCCGCTTTTGACGTTGGATAATATGCAGGCAATAATGCCGGACGATTGGGGGCTACAATATCCGGAATGGAATTTGATTTTGCCGTATAAAGCCGGGCAAAAGGTAAAGCATAACAATATATTTTGGATTGCAAAAATAGATAATACCGGGCAGGAACCGACGGCGAGCGATTTTAACGGAGATTTTAGCCGGGACGATTACGGAAACCCGTATTGGCGACCATACAACATTTTTTTTGACTTTTTGGAAAAACTGACATTAAACGGAATTGCAACCGTTGTTCAGACTTTTACACAGATTAAGCAGTTGGAAAAGGAAACCCGCAATTTATTGGAAAGAAAAACGTTTTTTGATGGTTCCGGCAGAATCCGGGCTACAATTCAAAATACCCATAAATTAGTAGGATTTGAAATTGTTCCGGTTCGTAGTATGGGGGTAACAACCAAAATTGAGAAAATCGGGCTACAAATGACCGGAGCGACCGGAAAGGTAAGAATGTATTTATTTCATTCGTCGCAGATTGACCCGGTAAAAACATTCGATTTGGATTTTACCGTTACAAATGGCGGCTTTCAATGGTTCCCGTTGACCGATTGTTATTTGCCGTATATCAGCGACGCAAACAACGCCGGGGGTTCATGGTTTCTTTGCTATAATCAAGACGAATTACCCGCCGGGATGGAAGCAATAAACGTATCTAAGGATTGGAGCCGGGAGCCGTGCGGAACGTGTAACATTGGTTCCGTCGAAACATGGCGAGAAATGACAAAGTATTTGCAGGTTTCCCCGTTTAAGGTTGACGCCCCGGAAACATTCGAGCAATACCCGGAATTATGGGACGTGGCTTATACTATGTACACAAATACCCACAATTACGGGCTAAATTGCGAAATAACGGTTGGTTGCGATTTGACCGACTTTATTATTTCGCAACGGCAGATGTTCCAAACCGTTATTCAAAGGCAGGTTGCGGCAATAGGTTTGCGAACGTTAGCAATGAATCCCAACGTTAGGGTTAACCGCAATCAGTCAAATGCAAGCCGCACCGATATTCTGTATGAGTTGGACGGCAATACGTCCGGGGTTCGTCCCGGCGGGTTGGGTTATGACCTTAAAAAAGCGTATGAGGCTTTGCGGTTAGATACGCAAGGATTAGACCGCATTTGTTTGAGTTGTAACAATCATGGCGTTAGGTATAGAACTGTTTAATATATAATTTCAAATGAAAGTTGTATATAATTTCAAAGAATAATTGTAAATGGGAAAAATTGACGACTTATTAAAACGGGTCGTTAAGTTCAACGATGAATTAACGTCCGGGCGGTTAGTGCAAAAAATAATATGGGACAACGAGGCGTATATAATAGATATGAACGCCGAGGAACAATTGTTTGAACAAGGCGTTAACCGTTTGGGCGTTTCAATCATGGATTACGCCCCGTATAGCCCGGTAACAATTGCAATCAAAGAGGCAAAGGGACAGCCTACAAACCGGGTAACGTTAAGGGATGAGGGCGATTTTCAAAGTAGCTTTTATTTGGAGGTTGGCGACAAACAATTTGAAATTAAGGCGGCGGATTGGAAAACCGAGGAATTAATAAAAAAGTATGGACGCCAAATTTTAGGTTTAACGGACGAAAATATTAAAATCCTTATATGGCATTATATTTTCCCGGATTTAATAACAGAGGCAAAAAAAACGATATATGGCAGCGAATAACAAAGCCCCGGTAATTGCGAACCCGGAATTATTAGACAGAATCATTGAAAATATACAAACCGGATTGGTTGATAATTTACCGTGGTTGGACAAAGCATTTGGACGGGCTGAAAGACTTGTTAAATATGACGGGAACCGGAAACGTTATTTTACCCCGTGCGTTTATGTAGGGCGAAACGATTATATAGAAGTAACCCCGGATGCAAATATTGGGAATTTTTCGTTTTTTTGGATTGACGACCCGCAGGACGTTAGTTGGGAATCCGGCGTTTCAATAGGGCTAAAAACCTCGTTTTCCCTTATCTTTTGGTTTGATTTCCGGAAGATATTCAACGATGCGAGCGACCGGAACAAAGAAGCAGTTAAGCGGCAAATATTGGACGTGTTGAACGGAGGCTTTTGGCTGAAACATGGGCGTTTGAAAATAACAAAGGTTTATGAGTTGGCGGAAAATATTTACCGGGGTTTTTCTTTGGACGAAATAGACAACCAATTTTTAATGCACCCATACGGCGGGTTCCGGTTCTATGGAGAATTAAGTATTGGAGAATCATGTAAATTGTAAGATTATGAAAGAATTTATTTTTTACGTTATATTGGTCGCAATGTTGGCGGCTTTTGTGCTTACATTATTGCGCAAATGGGGCGTTATTGAATGGGTACAAGTTCACGGGAACGATTTCTTTGCAAAGATGTTTAGTTGCGATTTCTGTTTGTCGTGGTGGGCGGGCGTTCTGATTTGTTTCTTTGCGTTGATATTTACCGGGAACCCCGCATTTTTGGGCGTTCCCTTTTGTAGTACAATGATAACACGTGTTTTGCTATGAATGAAGAATATGTAAAAATTAAGGATTACCCATATTATATTAGCAATATGGGTAATGTAAAAAATAAAACAGGTAGAATATTAAAACCTAAAATAACAAATAAGGGTTATTTGTCGGTAGCATTATACAACGCTAATGGTAAGCGGTGGTGTTATATTCATAGACTTGTAGCAATGCATTTCCTTATTAACTCTGAATTAAAGCCTAATGTTAATCATATTGATTGTAACCCGCTTAATAACAACGTTGATAATTTAGAATGGTGTACGCAATCTGAAAATATTAAATATTCAGATAGTTTAGGGCGTTGTAAAATAAGAGATTATAGATATTGTGAAAGTGGAAAAGGACATGGGAGAAGTTGTCGTATAATATGCAAAAAAGGTGATAATATACAAATATTTGAAAGTATAGATATCGCTGGTATGAAGTTGGGTATATCACACCAAAATATATGTAAATGCTTAAAAGGGGAAAGGAAAACCGCAAAAGGATATAGTTTTAGGAGGGCATAATATGAAAGAATGTATTATAAATAAACATAATGTTGTATTGTATGATAGTATAGACGAATTGCCGATTATTCGATTTCATAAGTACAACAAAATGTTGTTAGTTGACGCCGGGATTGGTTCAGATTTGGCGGATTTCGATAAACATATTGAAAAGACGATAAGATATGCACACAGCAAAACCCCGCAGTTGGCGACGGTTGAGTTAGAGAATATGCGCCAAAATGTGTATTTCATACAATCCGAGATTTCGCCCCGGTATTTATCTTTTGCGGTTTTAGTAAAGAGCATTGACGGGAACCCGTGCAATGATTTATCAGACGACGGATTGCAAAAGATAGTTGATTTGTTCGCCGATGTTCCGAACGCAGAATTAACCGCCCATTTGGAAGCGGTTAAAAAAAAAATAGATGAAGAATTGCGGTTGTATTTTCCCCGGGTATTTGATGATGCAGCATTAAAAGAGTATTTCGACCAACTGAAAGAAAGAACGGTTATTTTATTGCGCACAATCATAGCCGGGGAAGCAACCGAAACGGATGCAAAAAGAATTGACGAAATTACAGCAGAGTTGATAACGTATTTCAATCCGCAATCATTTTCGGGAGCCGACAGCGTAGAAATACGATACGACAAACAATTTGAAAATATGTGTTTGATATTGTCGCAGAATTTGCACGTTGACCCGAAAAGATTTACCGTATTGGAATATTACAACGCATTTGAGTATGTAAAAGAACAAGCGAGAAAAGCCCAAAAACAGAAAAACGTAAAATAAAGCGATTTCCGGCGTTATTTCCCGGCAGATAATAAAATATACGTTTGAGAAAAGAAAATCGAAATACGGGGAAATTTCCCGAAAATAACTTTAAATAATAGTTGCCATGGCAGATAATCAACCGATAAAATACAGCGATTTAGTAAAGCCGGATAACTCAATTGAGGAATTAATAAAACAATTGACCGAGTTAAAAGACACATATACGGACGCATTGGCAAGTATCAAAGCCGAGGCGATTCAATTGGCGGCTACATTGCAAAAGGTTTCCGGAGCCACGGAGGACGGGCGGAAAAAGACAAAGAAAGCCGCCGACGACGCCGACCGTTTGGCACGTGCGCAAAAAGAATTGGCGTTTGCTGAAAGCGACGCCGCCAAAAAATTAGCGGAGTTGAATTTGGCAAAGCAGGAAGCAAACCAAATTAATAAACTGATTGTGAAAATAAATCAATCCGCCGAGGGTAGTTATAACCGTTTATCGGCGCAATATTCATTGAATAAGATTTATTTAAACAACATGACTAAAGCCGAACGGGAAAACACCGAGGAGGGGCGAAAATTGGTTGCACAAACCAAAGAAATATACGAAGAAATGAAACGTTTGCAGGAAGCAACCGGGAAATTTCAATTGAACGTCGGAAATTATCCGGAGGCATCCGACGCAATTATTGCGTATGGCGACAAATTAAAAGAAACGTTAGGTTTAAATAGCGCATTTGGCGAAAGTCTTTTGGCGTTAGGACGTGGAGGCGAAGAAGCAAAAGGCGTATTTACGGCGATGGGCGACGGTGCAAAAGCATTGGGAAAAACTTTGCTTACATTGATGGCTAACCCGGTATTTTTGGCAATTGCCGGAGTAGCGGCGGCGGGTGCGGCGTTTAAATGGTGGTACGATTATAACGCCGGGTTAGTTGAGGCGACGAGATTGACGCAACAATTTACCGGGAAAAGTGGCGATGATTTGAAAGCGTTTAGAAATGAGGTGCAAGCCGTCGCAGATTCGTTCGGCGCAGATTTCCGGGAAACATTGATTGCAACAAACGCATTATCAAAACAATTTGGTATTTCTGCAAATGAGGCTTTGCAGTTGGTTAAGGATGGTTTTTTGTCCGGAGCCGATGCGAACGGGGAATTTTTAGACACGTTGAAAGAATACCCGGCATATTTCAAAGAGGCTGGAATATCAGCAGACCAATTTGTTGCGATTGTAGCCCAAACAAACAAAATGGGTATCTTTTCGGACAAAGGCGTTGACGCAATTAAGGAGGCAAATTTGCGTTTGCGTGAAATGACGACGGCGACGGCGGCGGCTTTGGACGGTATCGGTATTTCGTCGGAACAAGTTCAAAAAGATTTGCAGACCGGAACCAAAACAACGTTCGATGTTATACAAGACGTTTCCGCAAAATTGGCAAAATTGCCGGATAATGCGGCAACGGTCGGGGCTGCAATTGCAGATATATTCGGGGGGCCCGGAGAGGACGCCGGATTGCAGTATTTGCGCACGTTGAAAGATATTTCAACAAACATGGATGAAGTAAAAGGGAAAGCCGGAGTTTTGGCGCAATTGCAGGAGGAACAATTGCAAAGCCAAATTGAGTTGCAAAACGCATTATCCGGGTTGTTTGACGCAACCGGATGGAATTTTGAAACGTTGACAACGCAGGCAAAAGTTTTTGTTAACCAAGGATTGACGGCGATAATAAAAGGGGTTATTGATGTTGTCAATTACTTGATTGAGTTATACAATGAAAGTGTTTTGATACGTGCAATTTGGAACGGTATAGTTGCCGGATTTAAAACCACATTTGACACGTTGGGAAATTTGTTTGGATTCTTTATTGATATTGTCAAAGCAACCGGAACCGCATTAAAGGGAGCGTTTACGTTGGATTTTGACGACGTTAAAAAAGGGTTGTCAGATTATGCAGCCGCATACGGAAATTTGGTAAAAGCACAAGTAAAGGACATTACCCAAAATTTCAAAGAGGGATTGGATGATATGCAAAAGAAAATAAAGCCGATAACAATCCCGGTATCTGTTGGAGATACGCAAGCACAAATCGGGAATAGCCCCGTAACGACAAATTCGCCAAAAATTGATACGACAAAAAAGGATAAAGAAGCGGAAAAGGCTGCAAAAAAGGTAGAGGAAGCATATAAAAAGAATTTGAAAGCAACCCGAAAATTGCAGGATGCACAATTGCAGTTGGAAACCGACGAATGGGCAAAGCGTCGCCAACAAACGCAATATCAGTATTCCCGACAAATTGAGGACTTACAACACCAATTGCAGACCGAAAAGGATTTGAACGAAACCGGACGTCAAGCGATAAGCGCCACAATTACGGCGTTGGAACAGCAACAAACCAAGGCGTTATTGAAAATCGAACAAGACCGACAATTGCAGGAATTAGCGTTACAGAAAGAAAGCATTGAATTACGTTTGCAAGCAGTCAAAGAGGGAAGCGAGCAGGAAAAACAATTGCGGATGCAGTTGTTGGAAAACGAAAGACAAACCGCATTATTACAGAACCAACAGAAACCGACCGGGCAAAAGCAGGACGCCGCGGCGATTAATGCAAGTTTTGACGCAAAGGGAGCCGGAATTGCGGACAAATATTTGCAAGCGCAATTACAGATATTCGACCAACAACAAGCGTTGGCACAATCGGAGTTTGATTTGTTGAGAAATTCAGAAGCCCGGAAAACTCAATTCCGTTTGCAAGCAGAAAAGGAACGTTTGCAAAAGGTTTTAGAATTAAATAAGAAAGCCGCCAATAAATTGTCTAATGTTGAGGTACAAACAATTCAAAACACTATTAAAAAAATAGACCAAGAAATTGAGCAATCCAAAGGGGAGGAACGAGGAACAGACATTTACGGTTTGTTTGGGCTTAATTTGAACGACGCCCAAAAAGAGGCAATTAATACGTCTATGCAATACGCATTGGATGCGTTAAATACATTCACGGCGGCACGTGTTGCCGCAGCAGATGCAGCCGTTGAGCAAGCGGATAAAGAGGTTTCCGCCGCACAATCGGCGTTGGATGCAGAATTGGAAGCAAGGGCAAACGGGTACGCCAATAATGTTGTACAAGCGCAAAAGGAGTTGGATTTGGCAAAGAAAAACCAAGAAAAAGCGTTGAAAGAACAACAGAAAGCGCAAAAACAGCAGGCAGCAATACAAACATTGCAGCAAATCGGAAACATGGTAACAGCAACGGCGTTGATATGGTCGCAATTAGGTTTCCCGTTTGCAATACCTGCAATTGCCGTAATGTGGGCGAGTTTTGCAGCGTCTAAAATCAAGGCGGCGCAATTGGCAAAACAGACCGGAGAAACCGGAGGAACGGAAACATACGGCGACGGTACCGTTGAACTTTTGGAGGGCGGTTCGCACCAAAGCGGAAATGATATTGATTTAGGAACGAAACCGGACGGAACCCGCCGACGTGCCGAGGGAGGCGAATTTTTCGCCGTGATAAATAAACGAAGTTCACGCCGTTTCAGAAAGATAATACCGGACGTTATCAATTCGCTAAACAATGGTACGTTTGCACATAAGTATTTAAAATCCTATTCAGACGGCGACGGTTTGACGTTAAACGTTACCGGACAAAGCCCGGATTTACGCAATTTGTCGGATGATGTAAGGGAAATTAAGGAACAGAACCGACGACGGGTTTACGTGGATGGCGACGGAAATACGATTGAAAGTTACAAGAATTTGAAACGTAAAATAAAAAGACTATGACACCAAAATATAGATTCTTTTTGCAGATAGGGGAGGACGGAACCAAACAAACCGTCTGTCCCAATTATAAGGATGATTTAACGTTGGATTATGAGTTGGAAACAAATCAAAGGTTTTACCGGGCTAAATTGTCCGGTAAAATAAACTTTGTCCGTGCTGATTACGATATTATCAATGATGCCCCGTTTGATTCTGAATTTTTCCTATATATCGAAAAAAGCGATGATTGGGGACAAACATACAATCAATACTATAAAGCAAAGTTTATGAAAACGGATTGTACGTTTAATGATGATGATAAATTGGTTACGGTACAGCCGGAAACAATAGACCAATACAACGACGTTTTGGCAGGATTGGAAAAGGAATGCAATTTAATTGAGTTGGCCCCACAAATCGAATTTCTTACAATAAGAAAACGCCCATTGATACAAATATACGTTCCCGGAGATAGTATTGTTTCGTGCTTTTTGGGCGGCACGAATTGGGAACAAGACGCAAACGGCACGACTGACCAAAACGCATTAATACAAACCTATCATTTTGCACTATGTAATATTTTGAAAGAAATACAAATTACGTCGCAAGGTTCCCCGGCGGTAATATCCGGGCTTTATACTGGGCGGATGTCGACGGGTGTAAGTCCTGATGAATTTATGGGAGATTTATACCCGGAATTAAATGTAAATTATTATATCCATATTGCACAAAAACTAGTTGCGGGTGGGCTACCTATTGGGCTAGCAGGTGTTGAGATACGCCGCCGTTCTGATGATGTGGCAATGTTCCGGTTTACAAAGATAACGCAAGAACCTTTTGATACGTTGGAATTTGATTTAACCGCCGTTGAGGGTTCCGGAGCAACGGGTACGATGCACGCCGATATGAAAAGTTATAATATATACGCCCGATATTTGGTTGATGTTGATAAAATAGACGATTTAGATACATACCCGTTGCCGTCCGATGATATTGTAGATAATAATAGAAATTACCGCCGGGCAATTGGTTACGCAATCGACGTGGCATTTATATCTAAAAATTTTTCAGATACGCCGACCGAGTGGGGATTAGCCGACAGTGGAAAGTATTTTGCGCCGCCTTATTCCATATATGGACAAACGTTTTATCCAATCGCCCGGTCAACGTGGCGTTATGCGTCGTTATGGTTTGGGTTTTATCTGATGGATTGGATATTAGAGGAAAAAGCCCGAAAAGCATATACTTTGCGTGATGCGTTTACATTGTCGTCATGTATCAATGTGCTATTAAAAGAATTTGCGCCCGGAATAACGCATGAAGCGACGCCGGAATACAGCCAATTTCTTTATAACACAAACAATCCTATTTCCGGGCAGTCATTTAAGTTGCTAATAAGTCAGAAAAGTAATATCATTAATGGAGAATATCAGGCCCCGGCGCAAAAAGCCCCGGTTACATTGCAACAGATTATGACGATGTTACGGGATATTTACAAATGTTATTGGTATATTGAGGACGGAAAATTTAAGATTGAACAAGTAAGTTGGTTTAGAAATGGCGGTTCGTATGGATATAACCCAATTATTGATTATAATTTAACGCAGTTAGAAAACGTTAGGAATGGCAAGAAATTAGCTTTTGCGACGTCGGAATATTCATTTGACAAAGTAGATATGCCGGAACGTTACCAATTTGAATGGATGGATGACGTAACAACGCCATTTGAAGGGTTGCCAATAGAAATTACGTCCAAATATGTAACAGCCGGAAAGATAGAAGAAATAAATATTTCCAATTTTACGTCCGATATTGATTTGATGTTGTTAAACCCCGGTGCAATTAGTTCCGATGGATTCGCATTGTTTGCAGCAGTTACGCCGTCCGGCGGCGGACAATTGGAATTGCCTTTCACAAGACAAACCGTTGATAGCGTAGAATATTTTTTGCAAAATGGATATTTAGCGTTTATCAATATACAACCGACATATTGGGTTTATGATATGCCCGCACGGAATTTCAAAATAAATAATTCCCAATATTATGCTTTGGGAGGATTGGAACGTAAAAAGAAACAAACATTGAATTTCCCGGCAGGAACCACAGACCCAAACCCGATGCAGTTAGTTAAAACATATATCGGTGACGGTCAAGTTGATAAATTAAGCGTAAATTTGTGTAGTCGAAACATTAAAGCAACGTTGAAATATGATACAGAATAATAATATAAGCGTTTTGCCGTGGTACACGTCAATAAATGAACAGAACCAAAGAAAAAGTTACGCATACGGCGCAATTTACCCGTTGTTTGCCCCGGCTGATAGATTGTTGCCTTTTCAGATAATCAGAAACACACGGGCAAATAATGTGTCGTCGGTTATATTGTACGATAAAACCGGAAAACAAGTTGCAAACATAACAACGTACATGAAAGAAACCGGATTGCAGATTGTCCGGTTTCAAACGTTGGGTTATGATGTTATATTGTACCCGTCAATATTACCCATGCCATTAAATCAGTTGGACGGAATATATTATATGACGTTATCGGATGGCGCGCAAACGTGGTATTCTGAAATGTTTACCGTGGTACAAGACGTTTCCGGCTATCTTAAAATTGAATGGTGGGACATTGAAAATTTGGTTTTTGATGCTGGGCAAATAGTATATCAAAACCCGGTATTTAAAAATACGTTGTACCTTTGTACCGAGTTGGGAAAGCCGGATTATGAATTTGAAGAGGACGGCGAAGAACGGGACGGGTATTTTTTTCCGGAAAAACAAATATCAGTCAAAACGTTTAAATGTACGATATTGGCACCGGAGTTTCTTTGCGACGTTATGCGTTTTATCCGTATGGCTGATTATATTCATATAACGGATAAATACGGCAGGGAATACGATTGCGACACGTTTCTAATTACCCCAAAATGGCAAACGCAGGGAGATTTGGCGAGCGTGGAAATTGAATTTAAAACAAATACCGTCGTCAAGAAAATAGGACGTGGCTATAATATAACAGCAAACAAAGGAGATTTTAACGAAGATTTCAATAATGATTTCAACAACAATTAAATTATTAGATTATGGGAAATTACGAACAATTAAAACGAGCGATTGCCAACGTTATTAAGACAAACGGAAACCAAGAAATTACCGGGGCAATAATGCAAAACGTGTTGAACACGATTGTTTCAACCGTGGGAGCCAACAGAACCTTTGTTGGCATAGCAAATAAAAATACCAATCCCGGCACGCCGGACGGTAACGTTTTTTATATCGCTTATACGGCGGGGAATTATGTAAATTTCCAATACGGGACGGCAAATTTAACCGTAAACCCCGGCGAATTGGCAATATTATACAACGAGAAGACCAATTGGGGAAAATTTGTTATCGGCATGAGTTCAGACGGCGTTATTGCGCTTGCGAACACAACAAACCAAATCAACGCAACCGGACGTTATGCGTACACGGATACGGGTATTGTAATGGGGTCAAATGCGGGTTCCCAAAAGGTGCGTACATTTTTGGTTGCGGGTCAACTATACCAATTTACATTAACGCCCGTTGGAGGCAACGCATCGGTAAATATACAGGGTATTAAAGCCGACGGAACATTTGGCATTATTGGCTCCATGACGTTAACGCCCGACGGGGCAACGAAAACCGTAACGCCAACCGAAAATTATTACGGGTTTACGATTTATTACGGTTCCAAAACAACCGCCACGTCTGTAAATGTATTGTTTGAAACTCCGACAACCGAGGGAATGGGTTTGCCGGACGCTTTGGGCGATGCAAACAACTTTTACCCCGACCCGTTTATTGCGGCGGGTTCGAATATTAAAGAATTGGAGGGCGTACAAAATGTTTCCGTTCAAGGAATGCCGGAATATTACGCCGACCGTATTGTTTTGCCTGTGGGTTCGTTTTTAGGGGTTTTATTGGATTTGTTGCAATTCCCATATAATCCAACAACGGATTATCTTAACGCATTAATGAAAATTAGTGCGCCGGGTACAGGTCATTTGTTAAGTGTGGCATTTGACCCTACGACGTCGGGTGCCTTTAGTTCAGCCGTTCAATTAACGTCCGACCCGCAATTTGACGGTTGGGTATCTTTTTACAATGTAACCGGACGTTCGACCATATCGAACCGTTGCCGTGTAACATTCGACAACCGAAAAGGTACACAGCCGTTGACGATTTACCGTTGTATGTTGTGGACGGGTCAAAATGTTGCCCCATTCGGTATGTTCGCAAAACAGGCGTGGGACGCATGGAACGCATGGAAAAAGGTAAAAGATATTCCCATTAAAACAACTAATTACGCCCCGTATTACAACGAATTTAATTTACAGGGTTCAGCAATGAATGTTGTAAAAACACGCACAACGTTGTCTTATACGGTGAACAATGCCGGAACTACTGCATTTATTGGATATGATTTCAATTTGGCGGATAGTCCGTTTAAGATTGGCGACGTTATCGGTTACGGTGCGGATAATGTGGTTGTAAGTAGTGCAACAACCGCCGCAATGTATTGCATATTTTACAATGATTCAACCGAGATTTCCCGGTTATCGTTACAATTAAGTGCAGGCGGTTTTTGTACTCAATCCGGCACAATTCCGAAGAATACAACCCGTATATTGATACGTTTCCAAATTAGTGGCGTTGGTGCGGCAATATCGGTTGGCGACAACTATTTGACAAAAGGCGAAATAAACAAATCGAGCGAATGGGAACGCCAAAGCATAAAGCGCGGGACAACTGTAAACACAACCGCCGCCGTTGTTTACGTGGATGCGGTCAACGGAAACGACACGAACCCCGGCACGACGGAAAGTGCCGCATTAGCGACGTTTGCCGCCGCATTTTCCAAAACAGGCGTTGATACAACAATTATATTGATAGGGGACACGACCGAACGTTTGAATATCAAAACCAAGTCAAACCAACGTTCCGTCCGTCTTATCGGTAAACGTGGATTAGTTAACCGTATCATTTGCGGAACAAAAATTGATAGCGGAACATTAGTTGCGGGTACAACGAACGTTTACCAAACCCCGTTGTCGTCCTTTTCAGTTGCCGACCATTTCCAATTGTTCCAACATGAGGTATTCGACGAAAGTACGTTGATACCGGACAACGAACGCCACCCGTTACAACGTGGGAAAACGTACCGTTGTGATAGCACAAAGATAACCCGTGTTACGTCGTTGGATGCCGTGAAAACGTCCGAGGGTTACACGTTCTTTTATGATACAGACGCACAAATGTTGTACGTCAAAATCAAAGAGGGTACAACGTTAGCCACCAACCCGGTTTACATTCCGGGCGGTTCCGGTATTTCCGGCAATGACGGTTCCGTTGCTTTTGAAATGGTTAATATTGAATGTTGGTACGGTTCAATTTCGTTAAGGTTTTGCCACGGCGGACGGGCGATTGATTGCGCAGCAAAATACGCATTTGGCGGCGGTGCGTGGTCGTGGGAGGCGGCAATTGGTGTGGAATTGATACGATGCGAAGCGGCACGGGCGTTTAGCGGTTCGAGTACCGGGGACGGGTTCAACGCACACAGCACAACGACTGACCCGGCATTGGCGAAACATACCGTTGCAACGATGATTGATTGTTGGAGCCACGACAATAACGACGACGGATATAGCGACCACGAACGTTGCGAAACAACCATTATTGGCGGATTGTTTGAATACAACGTAAAAGCCGGATTAACGCCCGCTTTTGGTTGCCAAGATACGATATATAACGCCTATTGCCGTAAACAGGTTAATAACGGTATCGCATTAGTTGGAGGCGCAACGGCGGCGGAGGGCGGCAGAGGTTCGCAAATATTCGTGATTGGTTGCATTTGCGAGAACAACGCAAACAATTATTACGTTTCCGGCGATAAGTCCGGGAAGGATGAAAATTTTGGTAAGTTCGTAAATTGTATATCTTTGAACGGTTCAAAATATGGGTATTTGTGCGGAGCGAACGCCCGTATTGAATTGAACAATTGCACGGATAGCGGAAGCCCGACGGCAAAAAGTGGCAACATAGTAGTCAACAACGCCGCATTAGTTGAATAATTAACCGAGGAAAGGGGCGACAATAAAAAGGTCGCCCCGTACCGATTTAACCATTTGGAAAGTATGCAAGAACGTAACATTATCAACGGAACAACCACGGTTGACAACCGCACGGAATTTATGTTGTGCGAGATTATAAAGCAATAACCAAAACGGGGGCGGTTTACCGCCGCC